GTATCATTAGATATAATATACTTATAAATCCCTCTCACACGATCTTGTAAGATATGATCATCACCAGCATCACGGTTCTTGATCCATGAGAAGCCTGTAATGCCAGCGGTGTTTGCTGCCATATTATCCTGTGTTAAAGCAACAAAATCAGAAGGAACTGTATCGCTAAAATATCCTCCAGCATCAGTAGCTAAAGTAGTTGCTGCTCCATCAAAGTAACGCCACTGCCCAAAATTTGCTGTGAATTTAAGAGTAGAAACCCCACTATCATTAAATACACAAGGAAGCACTGAATTGGTTAGAACTCCTATAGGGTTTGCTCCTGTAGCTGGATTGCCACTGGCTTCCCATACCCCATTTTTTCCAAACCAAAATTTACCTGTTGCTTCATCAACCGCAAAATTTAATCTATCTCCATCTGTCCATGTAGATAGCCCTGATGTAGCTACAACATTATGATTATTATATGCACCAGCCGCTTGATACCAATACCCATTCGCCAAACCAAAAGCTGTTGCACTATAATCTTGGAAACCAATTCTTCCATTTAGCCCAGTAGTATCCACACATAGAATTTCCCAATATAATTTTAAACTCCCAACAAAAGGTTTTATTGGTGGACCATCCATAAAAAGAACAGCATTACCTTCAGTTCCTGATCCTTGGGTCATATACAAGTTGCCTTGTGTTAAGGTTCCTGCTGACCCTGAAATCCACGTTGAACTCATAACTGCCATGTTCCTCGTAGGCGTATCGTACATCTGGTTGGAACCGTTAGTAGCATCCATATTATTCATAACCCAATCATTATCATTTCCACTGACATCGTTTCCTAAATCATTTGCTGAAGCCATGTCTAAATAAAAGCCATTATTACCAAAATCTGACGCTGATGCTAGGGTTGACGTAGGATCTTTAGGTATCCAACGGTTCGTTGAGGTATCTGTCTGACCGAATACTGAAGGCGTTAATTTCTGTCCATCGACACCAATCACTTCTGCCATATAGAAATAACCATATCTTGAGCCAGCGGGATACCAACCTATATTTTGATCTGCTATATCGGACATCATGCCGCTATAATTTGAGGTAGCAGGATTGGATTTAACTAATTCCGTACCATCATATAAAAAATAAGACTGAAGTTGTCCATCAATGTAAACTTCACAAGCTGCATCATTACCAGATTCACCCCCTCCAGTAGTCCAATCTGATGCAATTACATAGTGATGCCAATTTGAAAAGTCATAATTAACCTTACCACCTTGTGGGCCAGATGTGGTTGTTGCATTTCCTAATACTCGTCTTAACCAGTTACTACCGCCTCCACTTTCATTTGACCAATCTGTATAGTTAAAAGCCGGACCTTGTGTACTGTCCCAACCCCACTGAAGCTGTAAAGCTCCACTACCACTATCCGCAGACGTACCGTATACCATTGAACCATTTCCGTCTGTTGGATTATCATTATTCTTCACCAATTTTAACCAAAACGACAGAGTAAACTTTTGATTTCCGTTAGTAGTGCCACCTGTTGGGGTAGTAAGATTTTCCTTAGCTATTGATAAATACTGACTACTTTCACCCTGCAATAGACAGGAATTATCTACAGCATAAGCATCTGTAAACGGTATGAAGTTACCCACACGTTGACCACCACCATTACCTTCATAGATTATGGGGAGGAAATGATCTGAGGGTTTGGTTATTGATGGGGCTGGGAGATTTTGTGTAGCCATTAGTTTAAAACCGGAAGGGGCGGCTTCAACAAAAGTAGTTTGCCCAAAATTATGTGTTGCAGTTGATCCAGTACCAACATCTCGACAACCGACCATCATAGCCTCGCTTAATATGCCAGTAAAGATGGCGTATGTTGTTGTAGACGTTCCTACTGTGGCTAAAACTGTTCCACTTGAAGCTGATCCACCAGTACCATCAATCCAAGTGCCATTATAATGTCCCCACACAGCATCATTTTCATAATCAATCGCCCAACCTATTGTGTCGCCTGTAGAAGCTGGGCCAAAGATAACAGTGTTACCAGCAGGGCCGTATGCTTCCTCTGCATATGCCTTACCATCACTAGATAGTACCCATGTATCTACTTTCCAAGAGCCACCCGGAACAGATAAAGCGTCTTTGTTCCCAAGGTTCCAATATATACTTGCTCCGCTGTCCCACGTTGTCTCTGCATAATACTTGCCAGTTGTTCCAGTAAAAAACCCAGACCACGCTGCGCTACTAGCAGGACAAGTGGATGTTAGATTACCATTTGTGTATGTTGCAGACGAGGGTGTTCCAACAACATAAATCGGCATCATAGTGGCGAAATTCCCAATCGTACTCCCACTATCCGCTGGACGGTCATAGGTCCAGTTGGCAGAAGACATACTAACAGGAGTGAAATGATTATCGTTGCCACTAACATCAAGACCTAAATTTACCGCATCTGTTCCACCAGAATCAGCAAAGTCTAACCAGAAAGTATTGGTTGAACTGGCGGTTGCGATAATATCGGTTGGATCTTTAGGTATCCAAACACCATCAGAATTTTCTTCACCAAAGTCCGATGGAACTGCTGCCACTCCATTAAGGAATACAAATTCAGAAAGGTATCCATTAAACCATCTGTTGGATACTCTTGAGCCTATATAATGTACATTAGCAGTGTTGAAGTCAGTCACACCATTTTGTGCTGGATAGTAGATTGGGCTTCTTAAATCTGTTTGTATCACACCATTTACGGCCATATAGATGCTATTTATACCGGGGGTAGAGGGGGTACTATCATAAGCGATAAATACATGTCGCCATGCGGTTGGATCACGGTAGGCGGCAGTTGTTTTCAAATTAGGCTTATTATCAACAGATGAATTAAAATACAACATGCCATCTGTTGTCATATCATGCTCAATATTGGTTGCTGCTGCTCCTCCACTTGTTGCCGAAAACTGACTGTCCTGACCAGAAGTCCCACCTTCCGCTAACTTTTCCCAAAACGATATAGTAAAAACTTCTTCCGTCCCGGTACTCATGGTGCGAGTCATCTCATCTGCTGCACCATCAAACCATACGGCTCCTTTAGGGACATAAGCAGCAGCCGCTCCACCAGTAGATGAAGCTGCACCCATTAAAAGATTATTACTAAATACCATTAACCATATTCCTTTGAAAGTATAGACTGAACAGCCGTTGAAGTTCTAACAATATAATCTAATCTACTGACCGAATTTATACTAGTTGGAATAGTAGGAGCACTAGCTTCAATAAATTCCCATGAAGTTCCATAAGCTAAAGTATGACTACCAGTTCCATCCTGTGCAATAAATATACTTCCAACCTGTCCTGGCACACAATTCGTTGGATTATCTAATGTTCTATTTCCACCTAGAGTTAGATGAAAGTTTTGTCCTGAATTAAAATCTACAGAAATATTTGCTCCATCTGTTAAACTTACTATATCTGCTACGGCTGCTGTCTCAATATGAAGGTTCTTACCAAGTAAAGTATTTACTCCAATAGCCATAGCACTTACATAAATATCTGTACCTGATACTGTACCACTTAATGTACCTCCTGCCAAAGGTAAGTGATTTGCAATACTCGTAGCCAGAGCACCAGAAACAGTTCCAATAACAGTGTTAATAGAAGTTATAGCATTAATATTAGTTGTTATATTCGTATTACTATTTCCAATACTAGTAGCTAAAGCTCCTGATACAGTTCCAATAACAGTATTAATAGATGTTATTGCACTATTACTATTTCCAATACTAGTTGCAAGAGCGGATGATACATTAGCTACTACAGTATTAATAGATGTTATAGCATTAGTATTAGTGGTAATATTGGTATTGCTATTACCTATACTCGTAGCTAAAGCAGAAGAAGTATTAGCTATAACTGTATTAATAGATGTTATAGCGGCTGCATTAGTGGTAGTTAGTGCTGATACATTAGCTACAACAGTATTAATAGATGTAATAGCGTTAGTATTAGTGGTAATATTGGTATTACTATTACCAATACTAGTAGCCAATGCTCCCGATACTGTTCCAATAACTGTATTAATAGAAGTTATAGCACTATTACTATTTCCTATACTCGTAGCTAATGCACTAGATACATTAGCTACTACAGTATTAATAGAAGTTGTAACATTATTAATAGAAGTTATAGCAGCCGCATCAGGTACAGCTACCCCACCTACATATATCTGTGTAGCAGCATATACATTAGCTGCCGATACATCCCCTGTAAATACGGCTGATGTGCCAGATACAGGTACTCCAAAAGTAGCAGCACTACCAGCGGGAACAGATAATCCAGTAGTAACAGCAACATTTCCTAGAGATACTGTACCAAATGTCTGATTAGCAGCTAGTCCAATAACACCACTAACATGAATTGAGGTTGCGGCTACTCCTCCCACAGTTAAAGCCATTCCCGTACCACTAACTAGGGTCTTCATAGTTCCACCCTCTGCTGATGGAACATTAGTTAGATTAGAACCATCACCAGTAAAGTAGGCCGCACTTACAGTTCCAGAAAATACTCCACCAGCCGCATAGATAGATGCACCTACAGAAACATTCCCACTAAACTCTGCTGCTACTCCAGATACTTTCGTTGTAAAGCTACCTGTTGCTGCTACAAAATCAGTAGAACTTACCTTTGTACTAAATGATCCATTAGCTCCATCAATATCCCCAGTAACATCACCTATGAGAGCACCATCAAAAGTGGCTGCACTTACAGTACCAGAGAATACTCCACCAGCAGCCCAGATAGAACCTGCTACAGTAACATCACCACTAAAATATCCAGAAGAAGTAGATACATGAATACCTGTTAAACTTACTGCAATAGTAGGATTACCAGACGTTCCATCAGCATTAGTAATTACTACTCCATCTCCAGCCGTTAGTGTTCTAGCATAAGCAGCCCCATTACTTATAGCTACTAATCCCGTAAGATCAGTAAGAGTGGTAAATGCATTTATAGTAGAAGCAGTAGCAGTAATATTAACTCCATTTAATGCTAGTGTTCCATCAATATTAACTTTACTTTGGGATAATTGTAAAGCACTATTAGTTGCATCCCCAGACTGAATAGTTTGTAGAGTACCATCTATACCTGTATTTGTTGAAACATTAACCTTTAATAACTGGTTATATGTATTTGATATTCGTCTACCTGTTAATTTTGTACTCATACCATATCCCAATATCTGTCTTCAGATTCCCACTGATTAGTATCAGTATCCCAATTTGTATTTAAAACTAAATTTACATCTGGCCGTGGATTACGAATATTTTCATCATCTCTTACATCAGGAGATTTATTTTGGGGGCTATTGACTAAGTTAAATGCTCCATCCCAATCCGTAGGACAGACTAACATACCATAACTATTCATACGCATTACTCTGTGTGGATATCTAAAACCACAGGTATCGCAAATAGCTACTGAATTTTTATTATTTGCCATTATACATATCCTATCTTAGGTAAGAAATAAATACTAGCTCTTTCCTTATCCTCTTCCATTGCATTTTTAAACTGTTCACCATATACAGTTTTTAACATAGCTATTCTAGTAGCTTCTACTCCTGGCCGTTTCATAGACATATAGTAAGCTAGTCCTGTAGTTAAACAGGGTAGGAACCGTCTAGGAATATCTGCATTCTGACTAGCAGACTTATTTATATCCTGCAAGAACCCTATACGTTCTACTTTAATTACATCCGTAGAATTTTCAGGCAGAGGCCATACATACATTGTAGGGTAAGCCTGATTACGCTTTACCGTATACTGTGATGGTCTACCTGTCTGACCTTTAGTTGGTATCTTTAGAAACTCTTCAAAAGATATACGTGTCATCTGAAGATCCGTATTATCTCTATTAAGTACTGCTTCCATAACATCAATAGTAGCACTACTTAAGTCATAGGTTGTAGTACTAGTTGTTACTGTAATAGAACTAACATCAGTAGACCATAAGAGTATCCCCTGATTTTGCCAGTCAGCTAGTAATAAATTTAATGACCTACGTGCCGAAGCAGGTTCGTGACCAAGAACTTCTCCTCCACCAATCATTTCAGTGGCTTCTTGAATAACGGCATCAATATCTAAATCAAATGCATATGTTCCTGAGAGTGCCATGTTATTCCTTTATCTTAAATAGTGTGACCAATAGACTGTGTTTCTTTAGGTTTTTTATTAGATTTAAATTCTATATATTCTACTGCAACAATTGTCCATAAATCTATACCTTTGAGTTTCCATATTTGAGAAGGAGTTCCATCATAGTCTACATAAGAAGCTACTAATTTTCCTAGCATTCCAGGTTGGGGTGGTATAACTACTCCACATAATCCCATTTTTGCATACTTCTTTATACTTGCAGTAGCTGCCTCCTTAGAAATTTTATCTTCTTCCATTACATCAAGAATAGAATCCAATGAGTTACAAATTATTACCAGTATTGCAAATGCATACTTTTCTGTTTTAGGTTCTACTTTCTCCTTAATAACAGGAGTTTCAACTACAGGGGGTTCAGATGTACAACCTACCAATCCACACATTCCTAAAAGTAATAATACATATATCATATCTTAATCCTTTATAATCTCTACTGGATAATATTTACCATCCCCCATTTTCTTTAGTTTTAGTTTACCTTTTCTACAAATCCATCGTGGATGTGTAGTCGGTGGATCACTTCTTTCAATTACTCGTTTAACTTTTAGACATTCCGATAAGCTATCTCTAGGTGTAAATTCTAATAATTGTCCTGTTACACTATTATATAAGTGTAAAATAAATCCAATAAATAACTCCATTCTTATTATTTCCCATTGTACTTTAAACTTCTCTGTTCATCTTTTAGACTCTCTATATTCTTCATAGTTTTATCTACGTCTTTTTGAAGTCTAGTTATATTTACTTTGTTATGAGCCATTGATTCTAATTGCTTTTGAATCTTCTCTACCTGTCCTGATATATGTTCAATTAACATATATTGTTCTTTATCCGTAGGACTCTCAGGAGTGTTAATTCTAAATTCATTGTTCTTTTTAAGATCAGAATCCATTAATTGCGTCTTAGTTTCAATCCGATTTAATCTTTCTACTACTCCAAAGTAAGCCCAAGCTCCAATTACAACACTAGCAATAATGGCTAATAGATTACGTATAGGCATAGCCACAGAAGTTTGATCACTAATCTCTGCCATTATTTCTTCTTCTTAGTACTTTTCCTTTTTTTAACCTTTTTAATCTTAGTACCGTACTTTTTCTTCCACTTCCTGTAAATCTCAGGATGGTTTATTTTTAAGAAGTCCTGTTGCTTTTTAGATTTAAAGGGCATTAATCATACTGTTTTGCTACAAAATCAGGACCACTAATTACCATCCCACCTTTAGCTTTCTTTTTAAGTCCCATTCTTTTTATAGCTTTTTGAGCACCTTTATCTGATTTAGAATAGTTTCTAGGATCATCTTCAGGATACATACCATGTTTCTTTTTATATTTTTCTCTAGAAGCTCTATCCTTCATTTTATATATAGGATTACCTGGATAGTTTCTAGGATCTTTAGGTGATGCTACTCCTCTTTTCTTTCCTTTGGGCCTTGGTTTTATTTTTGATATTAATTTACTCGCTATTCTTGCTACACTCATTTTCTCTCTCCTTTACGAATCATAATTTAAAGCTACAAAATCATTACCATTAGTAACTTGTCCACCCTTTTTCAATCCACGCACAATACGTTTCTTTTCATCTTTAAGATTACGTTTACCTTTACGGGTATAGGCTTTCTCTGCATCAACTCGACCAAGTTCCTCTAACCTATTCTCACGACTAGTATTATGATGTATAGGTCCACCACGTTGATACTTTTTACGTTTAGCTTCAGACATCGTACCTGAACGAGCTTCTTCAGCAGGAGATAAACCTACACGGCTCATCTGCCCACCAGCCTTTGCTGTCTTAATAGATACTTTCTTTTTATGTGGTTTATTCTTTTTACGTTTTGTATGGCGTGTTACACCTTCTTTATCCGTTGGAGGACTTCCTAATATTTGTTTAATTTCTTCATTAGTAAGACCCTGCATCCAATCAGCAGAAGCTATTTGTTTACCTTTTTTATATTTTTTCACAACTTGGCCTCCTGTTTTTTTCCCTGTACGTGTCTTCCTTAAGTTTTTAATTTTAGCTTGTATTTCAGCATTTGTGAGATTATTTTTAGGGGTAGCCTGTTCTCCCGGTTTAGCATAAGGACCGCCTTTCTTTCTTCCCCCTTCCCTCTTTAGCCCCTTCTCCATACGCCCTGCTGTATCTGTAGAACCTACTTTTGTTTTCTTTAAATCGTGTGGAAGTTTTGTACTTGGATAGTCTGGCCCAAATTTAGTAGTTCCTTCAGGAACATCCTCCTTAACCTTCTTCGCCATAGTACGAGGATGCATTGATCGTTTACCCTGATCAACCTTCTTCACTGCCACATTAGGAGAAGCGTCTTGAATATTATTTTTTTGTTTAGGAGTTAAATCTTTAAGTTTAACTTCTTTAGCACCTTTTAATTGTAAAAGTTTTTTTGCTTCTTTCAATCCTGCACGAATAATTCTTGCACCAACCTGTATAAACATTTTTCTTCTCCTTTATGACTTAAAAACTAACTTTACCCCAACCACGAAGAGCTTTACCTACTCCACGGCCAGATTTAATTTTACCGCCATGTTTGCGGCCCTTTATACTCATACCAGATTCACCCGAACGAATCATAGCTTCAAGATCATCTATTTGATCTTGTCCAATAGTTTTTCCACGCATACCTTCATATATCTGTGAGGCTGTACCTGGAGGTGCTGGACTTAATTTTTCTTCTATCTGTTCATATGGTTCTAAAAATCTCTTTTCTGTATCAGAGTATGTTTCAGCTTTAGATTTTAAACGACCACTGGGATGTTCTACTACACTACGTTTTTGACGAGGATATTTAACTTTAGGTTTTTTACTCCCTCGTGGAACAGCAGCACCAGTATGGGGAGATGCTCTCCTACCTTGGCGTACTAGTGTTTGTTCTCTTGCTCCACCCGCTGTAGAACCACTACCCCTACCTTCCTTTTCCATTATAGATTTTTGTTCTTTTCTAAGTTTACTAAATTCTTTACGTTCTTCTTTAGTCATATGAGCTAAATCTTTTTTGGTCCATTCCTTTTTAGATTTAGGTTTCTTTTTCTTACTCTTCTTCTTTGCAGCACCTTTTGCAACTGATTTAATAGCTTTATCAACTCTAGTTTTACCTAAATGATGTTCTGCTAAATCTTTACCAAACTTTCCTGCAAATTTTCTAGTATCTCCTGTCATTATAGAAGGCTGCTTACTTAATACTTTTGCAGCTTTAACAGCCTTTTTAGCTAAAGTAGAAGCACCTTTAACTGCAAGATTAACTAAAGCTGTAACCATCTTACTGACCTTCTCTTTTATAAGTAGTACTGTGATCTATAGGGAAACTTTCACCCTGTGGATAATCTACATTACATACCGCATAGATAGGACCATGAACGGCTGGACCTGTATGTGCTGCACCAAACCCCTGACCTGTTGGCTTTGCTACAGGTAGCTTTGAATCTTCTTTTTTAATAGCCATTATGCTCTCCCTTTCTTTTTTCTTACTTTGTCAAGTAGTAAAGCAAATCTTGCTCTCTGTCCTTTTTTTCCTTTAGACTTAGCAGCAGCATTTAATTTAGCTTTGGAAATTTTTTCACCTTTTTTAATCCCCAGTTCTTTTCTTAATGCTCCAGGTTTCTTTATAGCTTTTTTAATATTAAGTTTCTTTTTCTTTTTCTTTCTTCCAGGTCTTTTAATTTCCATCGCAATATTAGCTCTACTAATAGCCATTAGGTTGATCCTCTAATCAGTGTATCAGGTCCACCGGCAGGGCTGGCATTAACTGCCATATCATCCTGTCTAGTCCTACGTGCCTGATTACGTAGTGCATTAATGTGATACTGATACTGTGTTTCCCATAATTGAGTAGCTGTTGAGTCTTTCATAAATAAAGATGCCTCTACCATACATGCAGTAAATAAGGCATCATAACAAAAATCTGTAAAGTAGTTGGATGTAGTTCCTGTAGAGGTAAGAGTAGTTGGTCTTACTACCGTCATAATCTCACCATCATGTGTAGATACTGGAGTAGGAGCAATTCGTATTTCAGTATTACCTCTATAGGCATAATAAATTGGAGCACTGGTACTGGCGCTTACAGGCCAGAAATCATTTACATACTCCATTGTACGCAATAACATATTCTTCCGTGACCCATCCTGAGTCATGGAGAAATTCCTAACGATACGAGTACCACTAGGAATAGTAACAACGGCCTGTCCTGACGGGATCGCTATAGATGTATATACAGTTAAACCATGATCATCTAAGTCAGTAGTTAGTTTATTTTCTGCCTTATTAACAATCTTTGGTAATTGAGTGGCTAATTCTGTTGAGTCATTCTCTGTTGTATTTTTTACATCTGTGATCAAGTAATCATAGTCAGGCATGATTAACCATAGTAAATCATGACAACAGAATTAGAAGTTGGTGCAGATACCATAATCTTACCTAAGAATTTTACACCCTGCTCACCAAAATAAGTATCACGATCACCAGCAAACTTAATACGAGTCAAAGTCTTTTCAGTATTGACAGAAGTAAAAGTATCTGTGATATTACAAGTTCCAGTAACAGCAGCCGTAATACCAATAAGGCGAGTACCTACTGCAATAACATCTCCCATTCCACCTGTAGCTGTAGTTGGTACAGTTGAGGTAGAATAATCTATAGGTTGTCCACTTCCAGTAACTGTTGCAGTTTTAATATTTGTAGCCATATTCGTCCCTTCAATCTAGTAAAGAAGTAGAAGAGAGTTTTTACACTCTCTCCTATATCTTTTGGTATTAGCTACCTGCACTACCGAAGTAACCACGCCAGTCAGAGAACCCGAAGCTATAACGCTCACGAGCCTTGAAGCGGAGATTACCAGTATCAAAATCAGGTTCCATCTTCGTTTGAAGCGGAACACGATTAAACATTTTTGTACCATTAGGTACATCAGTTTTAATGAAGTAGTCGTTAGTGTTTGTAAACCTACGATTCACAAAGAACCCATCAGGAACCATACCCATATGCCGAACAGCATTAATACTATTCTGAGCATATGTTCCATCACCAGTTCCACCAGCCGTAGTCGTTCCAGGCGAGTGCAGAATTTGATCTGCCGTAGCCCAGAGATCAGGCGGGATATGAAGTGATTCAGCCGAAGCACCAATCAGAATATTCCGATCATCCTTGATCTTCTGAATACTCGTCAAGGCAGTCTCCAAAGCAGACTCCGAAAGATCCGAAGCAGCCATTAGATTAGACTGAGTTGTCCCTGAAACCGTTGGGTGTGATGCACTAATAAACGCTACGCCATCTCCACCAACCCAAGCAGCGGCAGTACTAAATGCATTATTAAATACATCAGCACCCTTTACCTGCTTAGTGTTTGCCATTGCACGAGCAAGACCACGAGCACGAAGTTTAGAGAAGGTATCATAAAGATTATCTTCCATAGCTTCTTCCGTGATTGCAAATGCGAGAGCAACCGTTTCGTTGGTGTAACGAGAAACGTAAGTTTCTTGTGCGGTATCGTAGCTGACTGCTGAACCCTCACCCTTAACAGGTGCAGTTCCGAAGCCAGTGAACATTACTTCCTCTTCAAAAGCACGATCAGAATTTTCGCTCTCATAAAGTGGCTCTAGTTCATTATTAACCTCCCCGTACTCAAGACCGAATACGGCATTAAGACCAGGAAGGAGTTCTTTGGCAATACTAGCTCTTGAAATAGCCATATTATATCCTCCCTATTTAAATTGGGCCAACAACACTAGCCGCTACATCAAACATATTCATTTCACTACGCAGTATTTTAACTGCCATAATAGGAAATGCGCTGTCTGCTGCGATAGCAATGTCGTTTCCAGGTACGTCTTTAACGCCAACGGCCTTTACTTGGGCAGTTGTCGCTACTCTTGTAGCAGCCTTCAATCCAAAACCAGAAACACCAGTCGCAGTATTTCCGCTTCCAAGTGTAAGGTCAAAGTTAAGATAGATATCTCCTGCCGTACATGAAGCATCCGCTCCAATATAGTACGTCATATCAGGATCTACCATTACCATTGCTTCAATATTACTAGCTGAAGTATTAGCGGGCCAATATTTCTTCCATGTTGGCACACCGTCAGCTTCATAGTATACGCCTTGGAATACACCAACGGCATAATCAGCAGCGGCACTTACTGGCTCAATATTTCCCAGGCTCACTTTTACAAGATCACCAGTGAAAATATTACGAGCGTCAGCCGAAGCAATCGGCAACTTTTTAATACCAGTACTATTAGCACCAGAACCATATACACGTGCAGGATGAAGACCAGTTAGGGCTTTAGTATCCATTTAGTCTCTCCTTTATATAATCAAACTAAAAGTCTTAGTCCTGAAATTTAGGACTCTTTCCTTTAGTCACGGTTGACTTACTATTATTAAAAATGGGCATACGTGAATCAGAGTTATTCATTAATTGGCTATTAACCGCATTCATTAAATCATCAGCCTTCTTCACAAAGTATTCCCGTCTCGCTATTGCACGATCTTCAGGCATTTTTGCAAGGGCTACATCGCCCCTAACAACTGTACCTGCATAGCGACCTCTCTCCATCACGGTAGAGCTTGCTCCCAATTCTGGTACTTCATCTGGTGTTACGAACACCCATCCATCTCTTTGACGCTTTCCAACATTTTGATAGTCATCTACGCCTCGTATCTGAATTCGTACCCAACGAAGAACCATACCTTGATTTTTAAATCTATCCGTTACCTCTTCAGGAATAGTTAGAGCATCTTCTTCTTCAAAGGTATAAGTGGTTTCTTCTCTGGTTTGACTTTCCCTTTCTTGTGAACTACGTGATTCTGTCCGTGCCATGATTATTATCCTCCACGCTTATTGGTTATGATATTAGTATACTCGCCTTCAGCCTTATCAACTTTAAGCTTTTCTGCTGCATATACTTCAAGTGGTATCTGCCATTTATTAGCCAACCGTACATCTTCCTGGCTTAACTTAACCTTTCGGTTACTGGCAGTACTGGGTGAGCGTGACGTACCAGCCACCACTTGAGCAGGTGACGTTTCCTGCTGACGGGGTTGTGAATTAGTTGGTTCAGGAGTTTCTCCAAATTTATTGGGGAAAGTATCCCGAAGCCGAAGATTCACTTCTTCATAAAAATCGTCATCAGAAGGATCATATCCCTCTGCCTTTAATTGTTTATCAATCTCTAAAGCTCCGTAGGTCATAATTTGATCCTGACCAAACCAGTCATTTTCAGATGCCCACCTCATTGCTTTAGGATCTGGAGTAAACTCCTCTTGTTGTTGCTGAACCGTTTGTTGGTTCTGTTGTGTTGTTTCATATTCAGTTAATGCTGTTTTAGCTTCATCTATACGTTGCTTCTCAAATTGAGCCTGATTTAAAATTTCTTGTGATTGAAGTAACTGTTCTTTATCCCCGCTATCGAATGCATTGAGATATGCAGCCCTAGCTAATTCAATCTTATCTTCAACTTGTTTTGAACTCAACTCAATATTATGTTTAACATTCGTAGTAACTTCAGTTTCTTTAGTACTTAGTTTAGATTGAAGATCATTATTATGATTCATTAACTTTTGAATTTCTTCGTCACGATCTTTACGTTGACGAATTAATTTACGGA